TACTCGATGACTTGAGAAGGTTTTCAGCGCTGATACGGTAATGCCGGTTGTAGATAACCACTTCTTATATCGGGCGGCTAAACCATCATCTAAGATGATGACGTCGTCACCTAAGACATAGAACATTTGATCCCACCTGCCCTCATTAAGGGCAAACAGTACCATTCCGTGGGTGATAGTGAAAATAGGGAAAGAGGGACCTAGGCCTAATGGCTGACCCTTCCTCCAAGTGCACCTTTTAAGGGGCACACCCGGGGCACGTATGTGCCACTGTCCTTTCTCTACTATATCTACAAACAAACTAACCACTTCCCTTGTATAAGGGTCACGTGTTAAACATATAGACTCTAAGATAGCTTTCTGATACTCCCATGGGAAGTTATCTGTGGCTTTCGACATGTCAACAGTATGAACTGTATGTCCACGCCGCATTGTAGAGACTATGTGAGAATCCGCCTTGCGCTGATTCTTAGTGCAATCCCAAGGAAGCCTATCAACAAACTGAAGTAATGAATTCTTCAGGGGCTCTAAAGCCCGTTGCAGGACGACGTTGGGTGCTGCGAAATATCGTGTTTTTAAACCGGACTCGAAAGTAAAGTTCACTTTACCTACGACGTTCTTTTTACCGATATAGCCACGGGGTCGGAACAGTATTCTACCGTCCTTCCGCAGCCACGATTCTCTCAACTCCGCTATCTGATCATCAGTGAGACCCCAGTTAGGGCCTGCCTCATGATCAAACCAATCCTCCGCCTGCGATGTACTGCAGTCGAGTAGAACACCACCTAATGCTTGATCTATTGCATGAAAGTGGTCTTCGTACAGGGTACTGTGGCGTAAAGCCGCAATATCCGAGGGGAGTTGTCTCACGTGTGACCGTTTGCCCGGTACTACTTGGGCCAGCGGCACAGCGAGTTTACACCTAACACGTGTTGGATGTTTTAATCCAGGTTGGTTATTAAAGGCCTGACCTTTAGCATGCCACAAAGCAAGCATTTTTCTCAAAGTGCGTTGCCCTGGTGTCTTACTGCCTTTGCACCCCACAACAGGGGGCTGATTAATCTCAGCAGCAATGTTACATGCTTCTTCGTCGTCCAAAACATTGGTCGTCCACACAGTATATAACTGCAGTAGATTCATGACATTTCGGAAACCTTTATATTGGTTCAAAGCTAGCTTGTACAGCTTTCCAGGCAATCCGTTAAGATTACCTGATGAAGTTGTAGAGACCCACGCAGGTTTAGAAGTTAAAACTCCTGCTGCTCTAGACTGCATTATACAGTCTCGCAAGCCCTTCGTGCGATTGATGGCCCATAACGGGCCAGAGCAATCACACCATGTTCTAAACAGTTCATAAAACTGATGAACAAGTCTTTGATCCATAGGAATTGTTTCTAAGCGAGCTACCATTTGCGAGTGAGGTATAACAGAATATTTTCTGTGCTTCTTCAGCGGTGTGAACATTACTTTTGTTCTCCTTCTTGATGTGAGCAGCCTCTCAGGCGTGAATGGGACGACTTATCGACAGATAAGTTGCCTGCTTAATGTCCCTTGGTATACATGTATACCAAGAACCAGGTTGAGCTTGACCTCGTACCACCAATGGCTCCTCCAATCCTAAGTTGTCCTGGAACTCAGTTTCGGGATTAACACCATGGTGAAGAGGGG